CTGGCAGGCCTATGACCGGACGGTTGCACCCTACACGGTGGAGCCGCAGGACATCAGCCAGTCGCGGCGGTTCAAGACGGTCTGTTTCGTCGGACCTTCTCAGTCGGGAAAGTCGCAGATGCTGCTGGCGGTTTCAGCGCATGCGATCACCTGCGCGCAGGCACCGGTTCAGGTCATCCACATGACCAAGACCGACGCCGACGCCTGGGTTGAAGAGAAGCTTGACCCGGCCATCAGCGCCAGCCCGGCGCTGCGCGAACGGCTTGGGGCAGGGCGCGACGACAGCACCTTTAGCCGGAAACGGTTCAAGGGGATGCGGTTGACCATCGGCTATCCGGTGGCGAACCAGCTGTCATCGCGTTCGCAGCGCATGGTGCTGCTGACCGACTACGACCACATGCCGCAACGGCTTGGCCCCAAGGATGCGCCAGAGGGCAGCCCACACGGCATGGCCCTGCAGCGGATCAGGACCTTTATGTCCCGCGGCTGCGTCTTCGTGGAGAGTACACCTGCCTATCCGGTTGACCCGGAAAAGGTCTGGGATTTCGACCCCGCGGCACCGCACCGCTTGCCACCGGTCACCGGCGGGATCGTCAATATCTACAACGATGGCACGCGCGGCCGCTGGTACTGGGAATGCCCGAACTGCGCGGAGATGTTCGAACCGCGGTTCGATCGGCTGGTCTATGAAAAGGATCTGGAACCCGGCGCGGCCGGTGCGACGGCACGGATGCAGTGCCCGGATTGCGGTCACAAGATCAGCCATCGCCAGAAGACGCATCTCAATGCGCTGGCCCTGTCGGGTCGGGGTGGTTGGTTGCATGAATCGCGACTGCTCGATGAGAAAGGCCGGCGCATTCTTGTGCGGATCGATGATCCGAACATCCGGCAGACGCCGATCGCCAGCTATGCCCTGAATGGTGCGGCGGCTGCGTTCTCGGGGTGGGATGAAATTGTCGAGCGGTATGAAACAAATCGCCGGGTGTTCGAAGCCTCGGGTGACGATGTTGACTTCGCTCGGGTGCACTACACCGATATCGGTGTACCCTATGCCCGGCCAGAAGACGGCGATGCCGAGCTTTCGGCGGCAGCGCTGAAGGAATCGGCCTGTGACCTGCCGCCGCGCCACTGTCCGCAATGGACGCGGTTCATCACGGTCTCGGTCGATACCAACGGCAGCTGGTTTGCCGTCCTGGTCACCGCCTGGGGCTTGGATGGCCGGCGCATGGCGCTGGATCGGTTCGACATCACGCAACCGCCGGACAGTGCGCCGCGGGCGAAGGATCTGGAAGGGCGCTACCGGGCCATCAATCCGGGTCGCTACATCGAGGACGCCGACGCGCTGCTGGATCTGGTCGATCGGGAATATGCGGTCGAGGGCGAGACCTGGACCCTGAAACCTTGCGCAGTGGTCATGGACTTCAACGGCCCGACCGGCTGGTCAGACAATGCCGAGAAGTTCTGGCGCAAACGCAAGCGCGAGGGGCAAGGACATCTGTGGTTCCTGTCCATCGGTCGCGGCGGCTTTAGACTGTCGGATCGGGTCTGGCTGATCGCGCCGGAACGCGGATCGCAGAACAAGAAGGCACGGTCGATCAAGCTGCTGAACATGGCAGTGGACCGGCTGAAGGACACGGTTCTGGCCAGTGCCGCCCGGATGGATCAGGGGCCCGGCTCCTATGTGTTCGCCCGCTCGATCGAGCGGGAGCGCATTGACGAGCTTCTGACCGAGCGGCGGGGCGATGACGGTTATTCGAAGCGCCCCGGCGCGGGCCGGAACGAAACGCTCGACCTTTCGGTGCAGGCGCAAGCCATTGCCGAGCACAAGGGCATCCTGCGGCTGAACCCGGAGGACCCGCCGTCCTGGGCGGTGCTCGGCGAAGTGAACCCGTTCGCGATCTGGACTGGCAAGGCCGAACCGCCAGCCGACAGTGACACGACACAAGAACCAACCGCCATCAGCTGGCTGAATGGCTAGGAGCAATCATGGCAATCGCAGTTTCCGAACTGATCGAGATGCGGGACAACCTGATCCGTGCCCGGGCAAAGGGCGTGAAGGTGCTGCAGCTGAATGGCGAGCGGGTTGAATACCGTTCTGACGCCGAGATGGCGGCCGCGATCAATGCACTGAATGGCCAGATCGAGGCGGCGCAGGGCGAGGGCGGTGGCTTCTCGATCGGCTACGCCACCACCGGGCGGGGGCTCTGACCATGGGCTGGATCGGCAAGGCCATCGACAGCGTGATCTGCGAGCTGTCGCCCGCCGCGGGTCGTGATCGCGTCATGGCGCGTCAGGCCCTTGGGGTCGCGATGAACTATGACGCCGCCTCGCGCGGTCGGCGCACCCAAGGCTGGAAGGCGCCGGGCACGGATGCGGACGCGGCCGCGTTTGGTGCGCGATCGCGCCTGCGCAACCTGAGCCGGGACATGGTGCGCAATCGGCCCTATGCCGCGCGGGCCAAGGAAGTTGTGGTGTCGAATACGGTGGGCACCGGCATCGTGCCCTCGGTCAAGCATGACGATGCCGGGAAAAAGGAACAGATCTGGGAGGTCCTGGCGAAGCACCTGCTGACCCCGGCGCTTGATGCCCGGGGCGAGCTTGATCTTTACGCCCTGCAGGAAGTGGTGATCGGCACGGTCTTCACCGATGGCGAGATCCTGGCCCGCCGCCGCATCCGCCGCGGCAAATACGCCAAGGATCTGCCGCTCGGCTTCCAGGTGGAGCTGCTCGAGGCGGATTACCTTGACACGACCGTCACCAGCTGGGGCAAGAACATCGTCATCGAAGGTGTGGAATACAGCCCGATCGGCGATATCGAGGCCTATCACCTCTATACCGAACACCCCGGCGCGACCCGCCAGATGGGGCACAGCCTGAAATCCGAACGCGTTTCGTGGCGCGATATCCTGCATATCCGCAAGCTTGATCGCCCCGGTCAGCTGCGCGGGGTGCCATGGCTTGCGCCTGTCATGCTGACACTGGGCGAGGTCAGCGACTATCAGGAAGCGCAGATCCTGAAACAGAAGATGGCCGCACTGCTCGCGGCGGTCGTCACCTATGACAAGGATTCGAACGTCGATCAGAAGTCGCGGCTGAAAGGCCTCGACAAGATGGAACCGGGGGCCATCGTCGGTACGCCGGAAGGATCATCCGTCACCTTCACCACGCCCCCAAAGGTCGATGACTACGGCATCTTCATGCGGGAATGCCTGGGCGCCATTGCCATGGGCATCGGGATCACGCGGGAAGCCCTGACTGGCGATCTGAGCGGCACCAATTTCTCCAGCGGTCGGATGGGCCGGATGGAGATGGACCGCAACGTCGAGCGCTGGCAACGCATGATCATCAGCCAGTTCTGCATGGGCGTGGAGCGATGGGTGCTCGAGGCCTGGCCGATGCAGCGGATCCTGCCGGCCGAGCGGTTCTCGCTGGAACACACGGCACCGCGGCGCCCGCTGATCGATCCGAATGACGAAATCGACGCGATGCTGAAGGGTGTCGAGGGGGGCGTGGACAGTCGCCAGAACGTGCAGCGCAAGCTCGGCCTCGATCCCGAGCGGATCCGGCGCGAGCGTGCCGAGGACGCCGAAAAGGACGCCGGGGCAAATCTTGAGCCCGTCGCGCCCAAACCCCGGCCCACGGCGCGCGAAGCCCGCAAGGCCAAGGAAACCGAGGAGACGAAAGCATGAAGAAACGTGGGTCTGACCTGATCCTCGGCGGCGAATTGGTGCTGTCGGGCTATGTGATGTCGGATGAAGCGGCGGCATGGACCTGGGAAGAAGAGATCTATTTCTGCCCCCAGATGGTCCGGGAAGCGCTGCTCGCGATGGGTGACGGCGAGGTCGTTGTGCGCCTCAATTCCAACGGCGGCGATCCGGTCGCAGGTGAGGCCATCCGCGCCACGCTTGCGAACCATCCGGGCGGTTGCCGGATCATTGTCGAGGGCAATGCGTCCTCGGCGGCCTCGCTGATCCTGATGGGCGGATCCCGGCGCGAGATGACGGCCGGATCCTTCATCATGCTGCACAACCCCTCCGGTTACGTTTACGCCAATGCCGATGGCATGCGGGCGCAGGCCGATTTCCTCGACATGCTCGCCCGCGTCTATGCCCAGGTCTACGCCGACCGGTCGGGCCAGACCGTCGAGGCCGTGCTGGCGATCATGGCCG